TCAGTTATAACTCTTTGATCAATAGCGCTACGTACACCACGTGGCCCGTTGTACCTGTTGCAGCCCCATATTCGTCGATTACACTATATTCATTTTAGTATGATAAAGCATATCTTTCGACGGAGTGGGAGGTATATCAATGATTTTTTTATCTTTGATAAATCGAGAGTTGTACCTGGATGTGAGACAGCCGGACATATGAATTGTCTCTGCAAAATGACAGCCGTCGGGTTGAATCAGTTTGCAGGATACACGTATGAAATAAATGTGGAATCAACGTGTGTGAAGAAGTCGTGCCAAGACTTCTCGGCTGATCTTCTCAGTAAATACAGAATGGAACAAGGACAGATAATGCCATATGATGGAGACTTTGAGGTAGACCGGTTCGTTTCTAGGATTCCTCCGAAACAAGATTTTATCCTAACACCTACACAATTGAGACATGCGATATTCCCTAGTTCAGTTGATCTCGTTATGCCTTCTCCTTTAGTAAAAAAATTTTTAAGGAGGCTGATGCGAGACATTTTGAGAAATTGTGTGTTGAGCCTTTTACGAAGAAACAGAAGAGAAGGTGGCCTAGAGAGATATGGGTGGATGATCCGAGTTACATGCCTTGTCAAGATGAATGGAAAGCGTGTGATCATGGTGGTAAATGTAACTGCCACAATACCTGGTTCTATAAGAAAAACGGAATACCGTCTCTCCAAAGTATGGCATTAGCTAAATACTACTCAATGTATAATGCGGCCTTTGGAAAAACGTGTGGGAAGCTTCATGCTGTATCCGCCTTAGCTGATCTTTATCCAAACAAATGGGCGGATGCAGTTTTAAAACAAATTCGTCCTGTGCAGACTCCTGGCAGTAGTACGATGGTTGCAATGAAAGGAATGAATCATGCTATTGAATTGTTGTATCATCATATTGGCACAAGAGAAAAATGGGGGACGTTGAATCCTGTGATAACGTTCGAAGGGTTAGAAGAATCTAATTTAGGAACTTCAGCAGGACTTAACATTGTAGAGGAATTTGTAGTTCAAGGAGCTGTTCCTCTAAAAGTGGGTGCAAAAAAAAAAAGCTGAGGTCTTTGAAGCTGATGTGATGAGTATTCTTGACTGGTTGACCGATGAAGAGGCTGTTGATTTGTTCATTGCATTTAACAATACGGGAAAAAATGAAGTTTATTATTCTAAGGACAAACAATATGACCCTGTCGCTTATGCTGCATGGAGACATAAGTGTCGATTGTTTGTTATCCCAAGCTCAATATTTATCTTAATGGAGAGAATGGTGAGCGAGCTTCGGATGATGCTTGAACGGAGAGGACCGATATGCGTAGGAATGAAATGGAGTAATGGAGGAATGGATGAGATAGCCAAGAAATTAAAAATTGATATTCTTACTGAGTGGCTTCACATATTGGTAGAAGGAGATGTTGAAAACTTTGACCAATCGGTTTGGGAGAGATTCAT